CTCACGCATCACGCTCTCTGGCTGTTTGCATAAGGATTCATACTCAACCAACATAATCATGTCAGGATTTAACAGTAAGCCTTCTTCTAGGAAATAATAAGGCTTGACCACTTGGCCTTCCTTTTTTACATCCATCAAAGCATCGCATCTTGTGGTAACTGTCTGATTTGCTTCATTATCTGTTAGTGCAGCACCATATAAAGAGTTCTTTGTGGCAATACGCTCAAAGCTATCTAGTATCCAAGGCAAGTCACGCACACAGCAAATAATCTTAGTCTGCGGGTAAATGTCTTTTAGCAATGATGTCTTAGCAGTCCAACCTCTGCTAGTGTCAAACACTACGTTTGGTAATACTGCTTTGTAGTAAGCGTTAAATAAATCTTTAAGTATTTGCTTGCGTCTATCTTCATCTATCAGGTGATTGCTCTCGCTTCCAGTAATAACATTGATGGTTGAAGCCACCAAGTGTTGTACTGGCGAGGAAATATCTGCGTAGAACTCAGGGTTCTGACGCAGAATAGCCGAGAGCAGGGTTGAACCTGACCTTGGCAAACCTGAGATAAAGAAGAACTCTTTCATGCCATCGCAATCCAGTTGATTGTGGCTTCGTCCCATTGATAACGCACATTTCCACCATTTATAATTGCATCAGCGGGTCTTGCTACGGGTGCTGCCCATGTCATTGTGTCCAAGTAACCAACCCAAGATGGATAAGGTCTACGGGCTTCATGTTCGGCAGTTCTGGCTGTGTTGTATTCTTCTTCTGTTAATACTTGTAAAACGCCCGCTAGGGTTGTATCGGCATCGTCATCACAAGTGCCGTAATATTTGGGCGCACTAAGGTATGTACCATCAGACGTTGTTCCAATAGGCCAATTTGATTTGTCATGCCATGCGTAAACCCAACCTTTGACATTGGGCATTGATGGGCCTGTGCGCTGTGGCTCAACAGTACAAGGGATTTTTGTAACTGCATCAACTTCGGTTATACAAATATATTTCATAATTTGTTCTCTTTAAACCGCTACTCTGCGAACTGCCCGAACATAATTATCATAATTTTTATAGGTATTGTATTGATTGCCATTAGTAAAGTTTTGAACTTGTCCAAGTGTTACAGAGCCTTCGGTACTAGACCAATAAGCCACAGTTGAAAATGCGTTTGTGCCGCCTGCTTGGAAATCACTTGCAGAGGTTTGTGATGGTGTTCCAGACGTGTAATTGCTGCCTCGACTTGGAACAGCGTTAGTATTAGTTCCAGAAGAAGTATTGTTGCCTGTCCCCGATGGTTTGAGGTTGTAGTACACAACTTCTAATTCATTTTTTGCTGGCAAATACCAATCGCTAAAGCCGCCAACGCTTAAGCCTTCACAATACTCCGCTGCTGGATGCGAGGCGTTATTCATTATTGAGCTGTTGCCGGGGCCATCAATTACAGAACTTGTACCCGCTGTAGTCGTATTAGTTGTTTTCCATTTTTTGCTTACACTTTGTGCGGAAGACTTTGGGCCAACCACAAGGTTGTAATCTGCTATGCCGTTACCAGCAGTCGAGATTTGACCGGCAAAAAAACCGCCTTGATAAGCGGCGCCAATAATTGGCCCACCACTAGCCCCGCCAACAAAAGATAACATAATCCCACTCATGTTACGCTACCTGTAACTACGCAAACTGTGCTACTTATAAACAAAATGCTGCAAACACCGCGAGTAGCAAGAGTCAACGTAGCTTTATCGGCATCAGTGCCTGACAAATATGCAGTTGTAATTGACAACGTGATGGTAATATTGCCACTTGTGTTGTTAAAAAGAACAACCGCATCGCCAGCCGAAAATGTAGCATCGGGCACAACAATCGCGCCGCTTGTGCCGATTTCAATAAATTCGCCTACATCGGTTGTTGCCAATGTGTAGCTGGCTACTTTAGCCGCACCAGACTGAGGGATAGCGCGAAGTTTTCCGGCTCCGTCATTGTATGAAGCAGCGGTAGTCACCACGCCAGTACCCTTGGGCGTAAGCGTCAAGCTAATGTTTGTATCCGTACCGCTGGCAACAACACTTGTGCCCGACACTGTAAGTTTGGCCGCTGCCACGTTTGTGTCTAAGCTACCCGCAAGCGTAGTAGCCGTAACAGTCGTAGCCGAAACAGTAGACGCTGAAACAGCTTTGCCTGCCGTTAGGTTGTTAACCGAAACTTGAACGGTGCTACCTGATTGAACAATTGGCAAGACCTCAGTACCAGCAAGCGGGGTCGATGCCGCTGGCAATTGGGAAATTTTTAAGTCAGCCATTTAATCACTCCAAAAGAATATAGTCGCCATTTTCTTGCACAAGGTTTGCTCCAGATTCTGTCAGTAAATTATCTACTGTCAAGCTGTTGTCAATCGTGCCTGAGAAAAGCGTGGCGATGCCGCCAAGCCCAATTGACACAGCATTTCTGATAGCAATTCCAAAACTCATTGGATATTTATTGCTTTGCAATAAATCGAACCCGTCGCGCTCACTTGGATTGCGCTGACGCGCCAAGGAGCGCCTGTGCCAGCGGGCACACTAAACGGGATGGGGGTAAATGCGGGGATCGGGGTGCTTGCAGTGGTAGCTGTAACGCCCTCACCAACCACCACATAGCAGGGGGTTGTTGACCACACTACGACACCTTGAGGGCCAGCCGCCCAAGTGCTAGTTGAGCCAGCATCACCCGAATACGAAACAGTTGCTGCGGGAAACACCGTGTCGGCTAGAGGTTTTAAAAGTTCCATGATGGCTCCTTATGCCTTAAATATACCATAGCGTTTAAATTACGCCAAAAATTTTAACTTGTAAAGGGTACGCAAGTAAACCTCAACAATGTTGTCAATCAACTGCTGCAATGAACTGTCAGACTTATCACACACTTCGTATCTTGCGTCTTCGATCTGTTTGAGCGAGTCTTCCAAGAATTCAATGACATTGTTTGTCTTTTTGACAGAATGCAGTGTGATTGGCCCAATTAGACCATGCCGGCCTTGATAGGCTTCGGCAAAGTCATCGGCTGCACCAACAATGCGGTCATAAAAGATGTTTAGCGCCACATGTTTAGCATAGCTGCGCGTGTTCAGATGCACACTGTGCGTAACATCTCTGGCTAAAAACAGCAAACCTATAAATTCAGCGGCTTTCATTGTGGCATTCCTTGTGGTGGCATTCCTTGTGGCGGCATACCTTCTAATGACATACCTTCTGGTGGCATACCCATTTGCGGCATTTCACCCATGTTTTCCATTGAGTCTTCGCGCCCTGGCATCTCGCCCACAAGATCACCACTTGTAATCATGCCGTGAACCGTACCCATCACGATGTCTTGAATCTGCTCTGGCGACATGCTGGCTTGCACAGCAGAAATCCGCTGCGTTTCAGCCGCATACGCCTTAATCATAGCTTCAAACTCTTTGATCTCATTTGTGCGAACAATCTCAGAACTATTTACATTGTCGATCATTCCAACCAATTGATCCATCTGTTGGCTCATAGCTTGGATCTGTTGCTGGGCCGCCTGCAACTCAGGTGAGTCTTCACCATCATTGAGGAATTTTGGATCAATGGTCTTGGCAAAACGCTTGGCCATTTCTTGAGCGCCAGGCCAATCCATGTTTTTGACGAACAAGTCGCCAGCCACTGACCACAGCTGCGGGTTGCCCTGCAACAACATGCCCATTGCTTCAAGTGCTTCTTGGCGCTTGGTAGCGTAGCCCGGCCCCGTGGTCGCCACAACGTCATACTTACCAACGCCAGGGTTATAAATCTTGTCAATCAAAATGCCCTCTTGGTCGCGGATTTCGCGCACCGGCATTGGCTGCTCTGGGTCAATCTTGGCCATCTTGGTCACGCCGTCTTCACCGATAATTCGAGCAATACGCTGCGTGTCATAGATTTTGGGGATCAAATCAACCAGTTGACGGGCAATGTGGCGTACGCCGCGAGTCAAGTTGTCACCATAGTGGTAAGTGCCAACATCACCCTCACGCTGGCGCGCAAGAATGGCTTTGCCAGAGCGCTCATTACCGCCTTGGCCTAATGATGCGTTGTATTGACCCGTTGTGGACTTGATGTCCTCAGATGCGCCAGCTTTAGCCTGCAACAAACCAGACGAAGCCATTGGCGGCTGCGCACGTTGGGGCAATGGCAAAGCAGCGCCTTGGCCATCAGTCACATCAGGGTTGACTTCCAAATAAGGCCAGTTGTTTGTGTTGGCCGTCTTCCACTTGTCCTCATAACCCTCGAACTGGCCACCATAACCAATGAACGGTGCTTTGGGAGCCAGAGCCAACATTTCGGCTTCTTGCGACACCCAATAGTTGTACATGCGTTGGGCATCCTTGGCGTTACGCACCAAGCCGCTGATGTAGATCCTGCCATCAACTTCAAACTCATTGCCGACAATACGAACCACGGGAATATATTTACCAGCCCATTCGTTTTGCTCAAGGATTTCATACCCATTGATCTTGCAATACCGAACGCGGGGGCGGTCAGATTCGCGTGAGCGCTTGGGCTTGCCGTAAGTCTGGCGCAGCATCTTATCTTCGGGTGTGCCGTCAAACGCCGTAGCGTTGCCAGGGTACAAGTTCAGCGTAGCGCGGTCGTATTCAATGTAGTAGTAATCCGCAATGCGGATCGTGTCTTCATTAAGCCAGTTGGAAATAGATTGATCGCCTACACCCAAAGATTGCAGCGTTGTAATGGGCGCTGCATCTGGGTACATGCGCTCATAGTCTTCTCTGGTCACGTCTTCGGTGACAAAGCAATACTTGGCATCTGCGCCTGTTGGGTCTTGGATTGTTGGATCCATGTAGACCGAAAAACTATTGCGAACTCGGCCAATCTTAATGTCTTGATTAAAGTTGTCGTCGTCACAATACTCGGTCAGTAGCCTAATGTAGCCTTCGCCATAAGCCACTTGGTTTTCGCAGGCCGTGTCGTATGCAACGTCAGCGTCAGAAATGTACTCAATGTGGCGAATCATGCCGTTGTAGATTTCAGCCACTTGTAGGTCAGCTTTGTCGTCTACGGGAATGACCTTTGCGCCTGGCCTGTTCTGGCGCATGTCGTTTGTCACTTGACGAACGTGTTGCGGCAGTTTGTTAATTGTTAGGCAAGGACGTGCATTGATTGTTTGACCTTGCACCGCGCCGCGAGTTGCCAGCACATCGGCCGGCCACTGCCACTGGTTGTCAGGCGATCCAGCATAAAAGCGCAGATCGTCAATTTCGTCCTCGCGGGACTCTGACAACGCAGACATCGCCATGTCAAGGCGTGATCTTGCGGTCGCCAGAATATCGGCGTTACTTTTGTCTTTGGCCGAACCGCCAACAGCAACTGCTGCTGCGGCTACGATGCCGGTAGGATCAGCCATTAAAAACTCCAATCACATCGGGTTCACGCATCATAAGGTATTCTTTGCCTTTGTGCTTCATTTTTTGGCTTTCGGTTTGGCAGCTTCGCGCTTAACCGAATAAGCAATGGCCACGGCCTGCTTGACAGGCTTGCCTGCGGCAACTTCAGCCTTCACGTTCTTGCGAAAGGCTTCGGGTGATTTGGATTTGACCAATGGCATAGTTGTCCTTATGCGGGTAAAACGTGAAGAACAGCAAAATTGATTTTAAGCGTGTCTGTGTAAGCGTTGCTCGACACATTGCTTAAATTGATTGTAAATGCGCCATCAGTTACCGTTACTACCGAAATTGAATATGCAAAAGTAGCCGTAGCGCCAGACGCAATATTTACAATCACCGTGTCCAAAGCAGACACTTTATCGTTAGTGACAATGAACGCAACGTCTGCGCTAGGGGCTAGTTGAGCGTTTGCTGTCGTAATAGTTCCAGCAGTCTTGTTTATCGTGACACCCGTAGCTTTATTGGTTTGCTGGGTAACCGTCCCGTAAGCTGCGTTGGTGTAACCTAGTTGTGTGGTTGCAAAAACCGTTGTGCCGTTAATCGGCTGCGGATCGGTAGCGCCAATAATGCCGCCATCAATATCTTGGTCAAGATACGCAACGCCAATAGGTTTGGTAAAACTCATTTACTTCCCCTTTTTGGCAGGCTTTGCCGTCTTAGCAGACTCTTTAAAATCTTTGGCTGTTGGAGCGCCAGCAGAGCCAGGCTTACGCATTTTCTCTTTAGAGCCAGCGGCTATCCTAGCCTGTTTTGCGTGAATGTTGGCATAAAGACCAGGTTTAGTAGCCATGATTTAACACTTCCATCGTTTAAGAGCCGCTTTAGCGCGTTCGCCATCTTTGGCGTTGGCTGCCACTGCGCCCATTCTTGCACAAAATGAATCCTTGCGCCCCTGATCTGCCTTGGTCTTTGGATTAGGCGCTGGCGCTTTCAAATTACTACCCGTTTCGCGGTTGTACTTCTCGCGGCCTTTGGCTGTCAAGCCTGCACCCTTAGACACCGGCAACTTCTCACCGCGGCCAACACTTAACGATACACTTTTCTTTGTCGCCATGCTTAAGACCCCATCCAAGAAGTTGTAACCCCAGCACTGCCGGCATAAGCCCTGCGCTTAGTGCTCTCATTGTACTCACGATGCGCCACAGGAAAAGCAAAAGTCACACATATCGCATCAGCCGCATCAGGCGAGGCCAAGCCCCTTGCCTTCATGTCCTTTTTTGACTCCAAAAAGATCGTGCCTTTTGAATCCGGCTTGATCATAGGCGAAATTAAATCAGTTTTCAAGAATCTATCTTTTGGGATGCTTGCACTTTTCAACCAATCCTTCATTTTCCCCCACATTTCAGCCCTTTTATTGCCATACATGATTGGATTTGCCGATTTATTGCCAAAGTTGACACCTTTGATTTTGTACCTTTGCTCCTTCAAACGGTCAACAATGCCAGCACCCAACCCACCTTCGTCAATCACCACCATCGCAGGCTTGAATTCCTCCATCGCCTCAATAATATGCCCCACCACCGTCATCGTGTCATCACCCCTGTGCCTGTCAATTCTCACAATATCCCTACCCTGCCTGATCGCAATCACCGTAGCATCAGCACCAAACCTTGCAGGATCAACTCCAATGATGATCGGCGCTGTCTGATCCTTGTACTTAGGCCGCGCCATGGCCTCATCCACAATGTTCGCCGGTATAAACTGGTCATCACCTTCAGACGGGAACATGCCGTAAACCTCAACGTGCGCCTGCGCTGAATCAGGGCCGTACTCATCAATAATGCCCTGATAAACTTGTTTATCTGTCCCCTCAACCGTCCTGGCATCCACAACCTTATTTGTCCAAAAGTCCCGCTTAGAGTTAAAACACTCATAAAAATAACCCGTATTGCGCCGCGGATTGGAGAACGCCAACCAAAGCCTGTTTGGTGTGTTCTCAGTAAAAAATCCCGCCGTCACAGCCCAAATACTGTCGTCAATACCACTGGCCTCATCAAAAATCACCATCACACCATCGTGATTGTGAACACCAGCGTAAGAGTCAGGATTCTCAGCAGACCACAAGCGGCCCTCAACCGCCCAATAACGGGTTCCTTTTCTAAGGTCTTTTTCAACCAGTTCAGTCAACCAGTTCGCAGGCGCTACCTTGGTGGCCGACACCTCAAACCAATGGCTGTTGATGCTCATCGCCAACCACTTCGTGATCTCAGCCCATGTCACCGCCCGCAGCTGGGCTTCCGAGTTCGCCGAAATGATCGTTGTCGAGCCAATGCGCGTGGATAACATCCAGATCGTTAACCAAGATACCAAGGCAGACTTGCCAATCCCTCGGCCAGACGACACGGCTTGGCGCAGGGTTTCAAAATCTACTAACCCCTTCTGCCGCTTGACGTGGGCTGCAATGTCCCGTAAGACTTCGCGCTGCCACTTGCGCGGGCCTTTGAAGTTCGCCAAAGGCGTGTTCTCCTGACCCCAAGGAAAAGCAAACAGCACGAAGGCTTCGGGGTCGTCTGCGATCGCCGGTGTCCACAGCGTGGCCATCAGTTCCTGCTCATCTTCGGGTTTGTAAATCGTGGTTTGCATTTATTTATTAAAAAAAAATTTAAAAATGTTCGCGGGGCTACCGTTCCCGCGGCCCTTTCCCTCCGGCCCTACCCCCCCCACCGCGGCCAGCGGGTGGGAATTTGCCTTGTCCACAGGCAGTTATGCACACTTGTCCACAATTACCTGTGCATAACTTAAACTGTAATACTTTGTCATTCTTTTTTCTGTGGATAACTTAGGGTCAACTTAACATAATGGTCATTGTATTAAGTAGCCTGCACTTTTCTGCTTGCCGAGCCTTCTTTTCGTTGCGTCTGCGCAACTCGCATGCGCGTGCGCGTAATTGTACAAATTTTGGCCATTGGGCGACAATTACGCTTCCTTTGCATCAACATCCATGACGTTACTGTCATCCATCAACACACGTTGTTTGGCTTGAGTCAGCGCATCCATCACGCTAATCCTGTGATCAGTAACGGCCACGTCAATGCGATCACCATAGGTTTTAGGTTTAAGTTTTGCAGCTACCCATTTGCGCGCTTCAACTTGCAATCGTTTCTGTTGAACCCAAGCACTAGCCATAGGGCCTTCTAAGCCATCAGGCAACTCTTTGTCTGACAACTCAATGATTTCCTCTGCCAAACGGTCTGCGCGGTCTTCTACGGCCTTTTCGTAAGCCGCCCTGAACTCTGGATTGTTCTTAATCATTTGACGCGCCAGTGAGTAACTGGGCATCCCTTCGGCTCGAAGTGTGCTGCTTAGACTTTTACCTTCTGAGATGCCAAGAAGGATATTTTGCCAAACGGTGTGTTCTGCCGGAAACAAGGCCGGACGGCCTGGGCCTTCTCTTTGCACTGTCATCTCTGACACCAAGTTTTCAGTCACTTGTAAACTCCTAAAAAAGCGAGGTACTCACGCCAATGGCGCTTTCCCCCAAAACATGCGGCAACTGCAAAGTGGCGCACGGCATCATGTTATCACTTCGATCTCAACCTTGTAAACCTTCGGGCCGCTAGACCGCTGACAATACTGCCAATCGATCAAACCACTGCCATCATCCACGCCAAGCCAATCAGCAACGCCATCACGCACGGCCTTGAAGCCAGACTGAAGGTTATCCCCATCCAAGCGCCTTGGAGCCACCCTAGTCAGCACAACGGTCACTGGCAGCACTTCCACACCAAAAGACTGCGCAACAGCCGCCAGCGCGTTTCTGGTTTTTTGTCGCTGACTTTTGGTCAGCCTAGCTTTCGCCGCCCAATGCAACCGCATGTTGGCCACTGACACAATTTTCATGTCCATTTCCACTTCAATCATGGCCACCATCCCCATCCATCCCTAACCCACCAAAAACACCCCAAAAACCGCCGGCATGTACCGAAACCCTTTTTGTACCGAACCTGAACGTGTCTATAGACACGTTCGGTACGTTTCGGTACACCACAGGGGGTTTGCTTCGGTACATTTCGGTACGTTTCGGTACATTTCGGTACACGCTTCGGTACATCAAGCCTCTGTACGTTCTGTACCGATTTCGGTACTTTTCGGTACAGTTCGGTACACACCAGAATTCTCCAAAACCATGTTTTTCTTAGCCAATGCTTCAATGGATTCTTTGAACCGCCGAGCATTCAAACCATGGCTTTTGGCTGAATCACGCCATTCGTCGTAGTCCACCATGGCGGCAAAGCCCTCGATGCCATCTGCTGCCCGTTTGACTTCAATGGCCACCAAACTGTTCAAAGCAATGCGCTGGTTGCCTGACAAAACCACCCGCTTTTGGATGTTACCCATTAGCCCACTGATGTCTACGGCGGTCAAATATGCGCCTTTTACTGGCAGGCCGTGCTTGTCTTGGATGGGCAGATCAACTTGTGTGATCTGGAAATTCTTAGGTGCAGGCATTTCTGCATCTTTCATCTTTTTGGATTCAAAGGCTATGGTTTTGGTTCCCGCATCCAACTGGCAACGGTACTCAGCATCAAGCGCACCTTTCAATGCCGTGCTACCCCTTGACCTATCCTTGTCTGCCACGCCTGAATGGTGAACCACCAAGACGCAACATTTCCATGGTTGGCGCAGATACACATCAAGGTGTTGAATGAACGCATTCATATCTTGAGTGCTGTTTTCGTCACCCCCATGGTTTCTGGCCAAGGTGTCAATGATGATCATGGATGGCACTGTGCCAGCTTGCTGTGACAACTCTTTGATGGCTTCGGCCACCACTGCCGCCTCTGTTGCGTCATACAGCTGCGCCGCACGGTGGCTTTTGTACAACGGTGCGCCATCAAGGGTTTGGCTATTGCCCAACTGCCACGCCTTAAACCTTCTGGCCAAGCCGTTGTGCCCCTCGCCTGCGATGTAGAACACCGAGCCTTGCTTGACTTCATGGCCATGCCATGCGCGTCCGGTGGCCACGCAACAGGCTAGGTCAATGCTGACAAAACTCTTACCACCGCCAGGGTCACCGAACACTTGCGCCAAACTGTCGCTTTCGATGTAGTCATCCACGATCCAGTTGATTTGAGTGAGTTCTAGGCTATCAATCCTTGAGAACTCAAACGCCAGTTTGTCCCGCATTGGGCCAGCTACGCGCTCAATCTGTTCTTTGACGGCATCCAGACCTTGCAGGCAATGTAGATCGTTGAAGTCTGTTGGCTTGTTGTCCACCATGTCCGAGTCCCCAAATGATGGGTACACAATTTCCCCAAACACCAGTGCCGCCGCAGCCCTGCCCTTGGTGACACCAGGGTTCCCCTCCGTGAACTGGTCATTGTCTGCGCCGATGATGATCTTTGAACCTGGGAACATCTCTTTGGCGCTCTTGGCCACCTTTGCCAAGTTGCCACAGTCAAACGCCACCAACACGGTGTAATCTGTCGCCTCATGGATCGATGCGCATGTGGCAAACCCCTCACCAATGAACACGATCTTGCGGTTGCCACGCAACTCATAAAACCCACCTTCAATCTTGCCACCTTTTAGGAACCGCTTGTTGCCATCTGCATCAATGGTCTGGTAACTCAGGATTTCCCCACCCTGATCAATGACCGGCACAACGAGCCTGCCTGCCCTGTCAATCTTAATCCCGTGAGCGCCAATGTGCTTCCTGACTAGGTATGGATGGTCATCAGACGCATCTGCATACGTCCCAACCTCATCTTCTGCCCTTTCTGCTGCCACGGCCTGAGAAGCCAGCCTGTCAGCTTCCTTTTTGGCCTTGACTTCAGCGATCCACTTGTCATGCTCAAAGCGCTCAGTGAACGACATCTGCCTGCCAGTGTCTGCCACCCACTTGACTTCAAACACAGGCTCTTTCCAGCACCCTGCAATGCCCACAGGAACCTTGCCGCTGGAGTGCAAAATGTACCAACCATCCAATGCACCCTTCTTAGAAGACACATGCGCCACACGATGAATTTCACCGTCTGCAATAATCTCTTTGACCAGCAGGCCACTCGCCTCGCAGTGCTTCCTGAACCCTTCTTCTGGGTTGATCAGGTCTTGGCTCTCTATGGCAGCCGCGAAGCCGTTGGGGAATATTGTTGTTAGGTTAGTCATGCTTTGATCTCCACCAACTCAGGCCAGATAGACTGCCAACTGCTCTGGCACACCATCTGCCGAGTAACCCGCCCCTCGGTCTGCTGCTCTACCCGAACAGCCTCCCAAGCTGACATCTCTCGCCGGCCCGTCAGGCACTGGTAAAGATACTGTTCATTGATGCCAACTTTTTCTGCCAGTTGTCGGCGCTCGTCTGGTGGTATTTGTGTGTTCATAGGGCATTGACTCTAGCACATTGATAGAGTCTTTTGGCAATAGGGAAAACACCTATGAAAATATTTCTAGCAAAGGGCTTGACAACATCTAGCAACTCGCTAGAATTCAAAGCGTGGCAGGGAAATTGGTTCTCTGTCCATCACGCCGAAAGGCCAAAGGAAACACAAAATGAACGCATCTTACACAGCCCACGTTGCAACTGATCTTTACAACGCCGGTTACTCATGCGATGGTCATCCATTCATTGCCGAACAGTATTACGTTGTGATCGAAAATTCAGCAGGCCGCCGCTTCCGTCACACAGCTACTTTTAACGGCACTCAAGAAGTTGTTTGCCCAGAGTCTGGCGATTCTTATTTTCCCGATCTGCGCCAAGAAGCATCAGCCAAAGCCGTGCGCTTGTCTACCCGTGTTGACGCTGCGCTTCAGTCTGGTAAGTTTTTGTCACCAACATTTTGGGAAGAAATTGATCCAGCTTACGGCTCTGACGAATACGCTTATCAAGGCACAGAAGCCAAGCGCTTATTTGCTGAGAAAGCCGCAGCCTAATTCAACCCACGGGGCCACGGCCCCCACAGAAAGCACAACATGAAACATAGCAAACACTTCTACTACCCCGAAATCAAGAACGAAAGAATCAATGCACGGGCCGATGCCGCATTGGGTTTCCTCACAGCCCTCGCCATTGGCGTTGGCTTGGCCGTCCTACTGGTTGCATGGTGGTCATCATGAGTTACATCATTGCATCACTGCCGCCCATCAAATGTTTTGTACGCAAAGAATTTCTGTACAACTTTGAAAAAGGGCATGGCGAACTAGAGCCTGCCGTTTGGGTCAGCCTCAAAGCCTTGCGTGGCCAAGTGTTTCGCATTGAATCACTGCTGCCAGCCTATGGTGCGCTTTACGACAAGCTGCCGATACATGCTTACGTCTGGCATGAAAACCACACTGGCGATCTGCCAGTTGACATTTTGCAACTATGGGACTGCATGGGCTACCGATTCACCATCCTTGAAAAAATTGGCCTGCGTAACCTTGGCGTTAAGTTCCTTGGCAAAGACAAGGAATGGCACTTTGGGCGGTACATGTTCACTGTGGACTTCTGTGCTGACAACATGGACTTGGACACGGGCTTCACCGAGCAGGCCGAGGAACACAAGTCTTTTAATTGGATTGCTTTGGACAATGGCCAGTTTGCCTGCCAGCCTAACAACCGCTGCCTTTGGTATGACCAGAGCCTTATTCCTGCTGAGACAAAGTTTCCTGACTTCCAAGCCGCAAGGTCTTTGTGGACGGTTGACGGCACACGCAAGTGGTCTGCGGGTGACGATTGGTTTTACAACATTGAGGAGAAAAACACATGAAATTCACACCCGCTTGCCCCCAAGGAATTATTGAATTTGAGTGCGAACTTGAAGGGGTTGATTTGGTTTGTCATCTTGAATACATCCCAGAAGAAATTGGCTCACTTGACAGCCATGGCTTACCTTATGAGCCTGACTACCCCGAAACTATGGAACTGGTCAATGCCTATGTGAAGGGCACAGACATTGACATTGGCCACTTGCTTATGCAAAACCTTGTTGACCACATTACTACCACTGCACTTGAGGACTATCAAAATGACGATCTCTGAACTAGCAGCACAGCTGCGCAAAGCCAAGCAAGCCGAAACAGATGCCAAGGCCGAGCGCCTGCGCATTGAAAGTCTGATTACAGACCAATTTGCCAAGCCCGAAAGCAACGAAGGCACGCACACTGACGAAGAATTCACCATCACTTGGAAGCTAAACCGCACGGTGAACTCTGACCAGTTAGCCGCTGATTACGAAGATTTGCCAACCAACGCCAAGAACGCATTTCGCTGGAAAGCTGAAGTTAACCTAGCTTACCTTCGCACCCTCGCAGACATTGACCCCGCTGGCTACAACAAGGCCGCGGTGTTCATCACTAGCAAACCCGCAAAACCATCCATTGAACTGAAAGACTAACATGGCATTCGATCTCTCATCCATCTCTAAAACCAAACGTGTACGCTCACCCAAGATTGTGGTGGTGGGCCAAGGCAAGATTGGCAAGACAACCTTTGCTGCTATGGCTCCCAATGCCATTGGCATTCTGACCGAAGACGGCGCTGACGCTGTGGACGCTAACGCTTTTCCATTGGCCGCAAGCCTGCCCGAAGTTTATGCAGCCATCGACACGCTGATCAACCAAGACCACGACTTCCAAACCCTGTTCATTGACTCGCTTGATTGGCTTGAACCCATGATTCAAGAGTATGTGTGCAAGCAGAACAACTGGAAGAACATTGAGCAGCCAGGCTTTGGTAAGGGCTACGTTGCCGCCGCCGAAGAATGGCGCAACCTTCTGTCTGGCCTAGAAGTCCTGCGATCTGCCAAGGGCATGGGTATCATTTTGATAGCCCACGACAAGATCAAGCGCATTGAAGACCCGCTGACCGAAGGCTATGACAGCCATGTCCTCAAACTGCACGACAAGGCCGCTGGTCTTGTACAAGAGTGGGCTGATGTCATTGGCTATGCAGGCTACCGCATTTTTACCAGCAAGACCGATGCAGGGTTCTCTAAGAAAGAAACCAAGGCCACTACCACTGGTGAGCGCATCTTGCACGTTGAACCCCATCCGGCTCATTGCGGTGGTAACCGCTTTGGCCTTCAGAATATGCCGCTTGACTGGACGGCATTCCAAGCAGCGCTCACCGTAGCGCAGTCTTGATCACACCAGTTCGTAACTTAACTTTTTAGGAAATTTATCATGGCTCAGTTTAATTTTGACGCATCTACCGTCGCCCCCCAAGCATCTACAGGCCCACTGCCTGCCGGCACTTATTTGGCACACATCACCGAGTCTGATGTGCAGCCCTTGAAGTCTGGCAATGGCGAAGGCTTGAAGTTGACCTTTGAAATCATTGATGGCCAGTTCAAAGGCCGCCGTGTGTGGGAGAACCTTAACATTCGCCACAGCAACGAAGACACACAACGCATTGCACAAAGCCAGTTGTCTGCGCTTTGCCATGCGGTGAACGTGATCAAGTTGATGGACACTGCTGCCCTGCACTTCAAGCCAGTTCGCATCAATGTGACCGTGCGCGAGGCACAGGGCATCTACAAGGCCAGCAACAACATCAAGGGCTATGAGGCCGCCGGTGTGTTTAGTGCAATATCTGCTCCACCAGCTGCTGCACCCGCGCCTGCCGAAGCCCCTGTGTGGCCAACAGCCGAGCAAGAAGCCGCTAAGTCTAAAGTCCCTGCTTGGGCTAAAAAATAATGGCTTTACTTCCACAATCAGTTACTGATCCTGTGGCCGATGCCATCTTTGCCTATTACAAGGCAAAGTATGGCGCGGAAGCACAACGCCCTTACCTTGGCGCTTCTGCCATTGGTAAGCCCTGCCTGCGCCAGCACTGGTACTCATTTCGGTGGTCTAAGCCTGCGCAGTTTTCTGGCCGCTTGTACCGAGTCTTTCAGTCTGGCCATTTACAAGAGCCAAGGGTTTATGCTGACTTGTCTAGCATTGGCTGCACGGTCTACCAGATCAACCCTACCACCGGCAAGCAGTGGTCATTTACCGAACCATCTACTGGCCACCACTTTCAAGGCAACGCTGACGGCATCATTACTGGTTTGCCGCAGGCTCCAAAGTCCCCGCATTTACTGGAAATAAAAACAGCATCTGACAAGATGTTTAAGGAAATGCAGAAATCTGGCGTAAAAAAAGCCAAGCCCGAACACTACGCGCAGATGCAAATATACATGAAGTGGTCAATTGACCAGTTTGGGGACGATGGCTGCCGACGGGCGTTGTACTTTGTGGTAAACAAAGACAACGACGACATTTACACCGAGCGCTTGGAGTTTGATGCCAAAGAAGCGCAGGCATTGATTGACAAGGCCATGGCGGTGATCACCAGCGTGGAACCCCCCGTTGGAGTGTCTACTGACCCAACATGGTTTGAGTGCAAGTTCTGTGACTACCAGGCTATTTGCCACGGCACTGATGTACCGGCAACAACTTGCCGGTCATGCGTCCATGCTACACCAGAGATGAATGGCCAAGGCCGGTGGTCATGCGCGTCACTTGGCACTGACTTGACCACAGACCAGCAACGCAAGGCTTGTAGCAAGCACCAGTACATCCCCATACTGTTGGCCAAGACTGCTAGTCCCGTTGACTTGACCAAAGACAATGGATTGATTTACGAAACGCCAGATGGCAAAGAGTTTGTCAATGGTGACCCAGAGGTTAACCCTAACTACATCAGCAGCGTTGAAATCCATGCTTGCGCAGACAAAACCGCCTTAGTGGACGAATTTGCTTTGGATCTACGCAAACAACATAATGGACGGTTTATATGAACACCCCACCAATTGACAACATTACATTGAGAGATTATTTTGCCGCCCAAGCAGTCATTGGCTTACTTACTGAGAGCCATCCCAATGTCTACCAGTTGGCACGGGATGCCTACAAAATAGCCGATGCCATGCTTGAGGAGCGCGAACGTGATCTTGCGTGAGTACCAATCCCGCGCAGTTACCGAATTGTTTGGCTGGTGGACAAAGCACCAAGGGGATGCCGACATTCCCCTTTTGGTGTTGCCCACCGCCGCGGGCAAGTCGGTGATCTGCGCTGAGATTGTGCGCCAGATGTGGGATCAGTGGCCAGACTACCATCCCCGCACTGTGGTGCTAGTTCCATCCAAAGAACTGGCCGAACAGAATGCGGCCAAACTCAGAGCCTTACTGCCCCACACGATCAGCGTGGGCTATGTCAGCGCCAGCTTGGGCACAAAGAAGTACAACGCCGATGTGATTGTGGCCACCATTGGCAGCATCCACAAGGCTGCGCACTTGCTTGGCAACATTAAGGCCGTGGTAATTGATGAGGCTCACCTGGTGAGCCAGAAGGCAAATGACGCAGGCATGTACCGCACCTTTTTGTCTAAACTTGCAGAGTTATGCAAATTTCGCATAGTTGGCATGACCGCCACGCCTTTTAGGGGCAATCAGGTCTGGCTGACAGATGGCGACGATCCGCTGTTTACTGGCATTGCAAGCCGAGTGTCCATGCGTGAGTTGCTTGATGCCAAATTCATTGCGCCATTAGTCCCACCTACCGAGCGCATTGAGACTCGCATCGATGCCAGCCACGTTGGAATTTCCAACGGCGACTACAAGGTTGGCGAATTATCCCGTGAAGTTGAGAAATACCTTGCCAAAGTAGCCGTAGAAGCCACCAGAATTGCCTCAGAGCGCAAGAAATGGATTGCCTTTACACCGAGTGTTGCCAACGCCGAAAGCCTGTCTGACAAGCTGAACGCGCTTGGCATTGTGAGCGCTGTTGTGTGCGGTGAAACACCCAAACAAGAGCGCGAAGACTTGATTCGTAAGTTTAAGAATCATCAGATTCATTGCCTAGTCACCGTGCTGGCGCTCTCGGTTGGCTTTGATGTGCCAGACGTGGATTGCATTGTCTGGTGCAGGCCCACTAAGTCGCCAGTGCTTTATGTGCAGGGCATGGGCAGGGGCACACGCATTGCAGACGGCAAAGATGACTGCCTGGTGCTTGACTTTACCGACACCGTGGAACGCTTGGGGCCGGTGGACACGATCCAAGGCAGGGCTAAGAAAAGGTCAGGCCCACAAGAAGCGCCATACAGCATCTGCCCAGATTGCGGTGAACGCAACGCACCAGCTGCGCTTGTGTGTGTCCATTGTGGTGGCCAAATCAGGGAAGAAGAAGCCAAGCCAATGGATGCCAAGGTTTCTTATGCTGCGCTTTTGTCAAGCCAAGCAGCTATGGCCGAACTGGTTTGGCACGATGTGTCACGGGTTGATTACAAGTTGCACCAAAAAGAAGGCAAGCCAGACTCTATGCGGGTTGACTACTATGGCGGCCTGCTTCGGGTGGCCAGCGAATGGGTTTGTTTTAACCATGTGGGCTATGCTAGGCAAAAAGCCGAGAACTGGTGGATGCGCAGGGAGAATAAATCCATGCCATCAGGTACGCAAGACGCGCTTGAGTGGCTTGAATTTCACGACATTGAAGAACCAGCCAGAATTGCAACCCGCAAAAATGGAAAATACACAGAGGTAAAAGAATATGAATTTAATCGAATTAAACGCAATCAAGAGACATTTGGACAGCCAAGTCAAACAAATAAATTTGATACAAGTAAATTGCCGACAGTGCAACAACTTCGAGACAGGCATTTGTAAGCAGTTTGGAGCAAAACCACCGCTAGAGTGGATCACCGGCACGGTTGAGTGCGAACATTGGGAATGGGATCAAATCCCCTTTTGAGGAGACAACATGTTAGAAAAACCACCATATTCAAAAATTAGTTACCCGTTAACGCCTTTGAAAGACTTTAAATGGGAGTCTGGCTCAGATGTGCAAGCCCTTTGGCGTAAGCACGGTTGGACACCGCCTTCTGAAACTATGACTCCACCCCCACCACCCGCAGAAAAGTACATTGAGCCTTTGAGGAGAGTGCGCTGATGATGCCAGCGATTCAAATGGGCCGAGTTGCGCCCGTACATCAGCTAAAGTTTTGCACCAAATGTCAAGAAAGCAGACCGCCAGAGGGCGGCATTGACATGGGCGAAAAATGGAACTGCCAGCTTTGCTGGGTCAGACGAACAACTGGTAAACACTTGAGACAAAATGCCAAGACCAAAACCACCTGAACCCCTACTAGGCCGACAAGTCCGAATGTCTGACAGACATTGGATGATCATGCAAGAACTTGGCGGCGCTGAATGGCTGCGCAAGTACTTGGATAAAAACGCCAAGATGCCGGCCAAGTATTACCGCCGTGAACTAGACGCGCCGTCAAAGAAAGAAGTCAATGACTAACAGACCAGACTTTCAAACATGGAGCCAGGCTAACTTAGTTAAGTTTGCCAATGAAGCCTACGCCAAGTTGTGTGAACAAGATGACCGCATTCAGCAGCTGCAATGCGATCTAAAAACGGCCATTGAAGCCTATCGAGCCTTAACTAAGGAATAAGGCGCGTTCGTCGATGCGCCGGTTCTGAAGGCCCCGTAAGACTTTGCCGCCAGCCATACAGTATTTCAGAAGTTCTTCGGCAGCGCCGGCCATGTCGCCCCGAAGAACTTTTTGGCGCATGGTTGAGCGTTGCAGTGTACCTAGCCCAACATTGAATGAAAACGATACAAGTGCGTCAAACTGTCCTTGAGTAAGAGGAACAGGACAATAGGTAGCCACGCCTCGCTCAAACCTAGCAAGATCGGCCTTAAGTATTTCATTGACTTCCTCCATGCTGTGCTTACGCATAGACTCTGGCGGTGGCACAAAGGCATCCCGCTGGTCTATTTTGAGCTTGCCCTGCTCTGGAAACATGACGTGCCCTACTCCCACAGTCCAAAGTTTTGCTGGACATTTGTATGGATTCTGCCTGACCCCCTCGTGGTGGCGGATCATGTGCAGGCACTTGTCAGATATGTTCATTTTGGTAAATTTAAAATTAAATAACCGCTAATAAACATAGTCAAAGCCATTTTTGTGTATATTAAATAAATCATTTACCAAACGCCCGACCACCAAAGTGAAAAGCAATGATTGACGCAAACAACGCTTGGGTATCAGAGTCCCACAGCATCTCGGCTAACTCTACGAACGTAGCGCCACTGTGCCAGCCATAGGCAAACAAGCCAACATCCACAAACAAGAGCAGAAAGAAGAAACCATAGGTAATGACTGGGCGAACGCTGGCTCTGAGGTTCTTCATCCAAGGGGATGTGCCCTCGTTTAGACTTGTGTCGTGGGCGTAGATGGCCTGCATCTCAGCTTGCTGTGCGCCAATAAGGATTTGCTGGGTATTAGCCGCGCTCTCGGTTGCCAACTGCTCTGACCGGATATTTTCAATGCGCTCTTGCGCCTCAAAGCCAGCCTTGCGCAGTTCCAACTCGCGCTGGATTTGCATTTGCGCCAGCGCCAACTCATGGATTTTGTCAGCGCGGTCTTGGAAAAAGTCCAGCAGCTTGGGCAAGCCGCCCATCAAGAAAGAAATCAGGGTTGAGAGTAGCGTTAACATTTAGAGTCCTTTTTGTCGTCATTTTGCATGAGTTTGATACCAGACAGGAACCCAATCATGCCTCCGATAAGAGTAGAAAAAGCGGGTGAAATCATCTTGAAAATTTCTGCGTTGTCCACTTCCTTGGCCCACAGACCCAACATAAAGCTGACCACCATGGCTAACACGGAGATACATAGGGTTGTGCTTACCATGAGGGTCACCCACAGCGTCAGCTTTTCTTTTGTCTCCATTGGAGGTTTCCTGACTGGTTTGGGTATTGGTTTTCTGGTCATACATAAATATCCAGCTTGCGGTTTGTAAAAATCTCAAGGGTTAGTTGATTGCGTTCTGCCTTCTTTACATACAACTCAAACTCAAGATCGTTAATTTTATCCTTTGCCTTCTTCATCTTTAGCGCTTGTGCATATTCTTCTTGTAAGCGCTCTGCCCTGCGTTCAAGCGCATCTGTCTTAGTCGGCTCGCCTCCCGGCTGAACCATCGGATACCATTTGTTTAGCGGCGGAATCATTGTGAATAAAGATCCAATAGATGTAGTTCATAGGCACTGCTAACCAAAGCAGTATTTCTAGTACATCAATCATTTCTTCTCCCGTTCAAGCGCATCTTTGTATCCATGAATAACTTTAGTTCTGAGTTCTGCTGAATCTGCTGTGCCCGCCCACTCGGACAGGTTGTTCCAAATGACTGTTAAATCTTGGCTTCTGCAAAACCGCACATTGTTTGTTAACCATATTGACATCTGTTGATGGCGCTCGGACGGGTTGTGGATTGTCCAAGCAATTGACCAAAACTCGCGCACATGGCATCCGTTCTTGGCTGTGGCTCCAACTAGCCCCAATAACAGTAACAGTATGAGCCAACGCATTTATCACACCAAACTCCATGCAATCATGTACGTGCCAAAGATGACAAAGGCAATTATGAGAGCCGCCGCAATAAATGCCACAGCCCAGTCTCGCATACTAGCCCTGAGTTAAAGGGTAGTGAGTCATTAACTCAAATGCCTGTTCTGGCGTAATGTCTTGAGACGCAACGTCATCTACCGTACTGCCGTCACGAATAGCGTGGATGCAACAAAAGATTGTATTTGGCTCTTTGGCAATAAACTGATGCACCACACCCTTGGGAGTCACGATTAAGTGAGGGGCAGTAAAGTCTTGCTCACCATTGTCGTGCTTCATTATCACGGAACCCGCCGCCAGTAAAGTAATGTGGTCGAACACATGGGCGTGGCCGTCATGGGTATCACCCACGTTTAAGAATTGGTGCATCTTGACAAACACATTGTCAACAAGTTTAAGGTCGGTTACAGGACTAGACACGGGTTGTACCTATATCAATCTGTTGTCGTGCGGCTTCTCTTGCGGCTTCTTCTGCCTCAAGTGCGGCATTGCGCCAGATGCAAGTTGCCTCATCAAGTAACCAGCCTTCGCCTTCTGGTTGAGGTGCAATAAACGCATCTCTTTGAGCATCGTAGGTGTAATCAATTCCGGCATAGTTTTTACGAATGTTGCCGTTGTAACTTGTTTGAATCCAGCGACCACCTAACAACCTTTGGCAAAAAGCAATGCCTTTGGCTTCTTGTTCAACACCATCAACAAGAAGTTCGTTGTTGTGAACGACAATGACCTGCGTCACTACGCTGTCTTCGTTTAGTTGTGCAAAGTGTGCCATTATTGAAACTTATAACGAACGATTACGACACCAGACCCGCCAGCAGAGCCAGTGCTATTGTTGTAAATACCACCCCCACCACCACCTGTGTTTGCTGTTCCAGAAGTGGCTGATGCCACACCACCAGAACCCCCGCCACCACTACCGCCAGAACCTTGAGTACCAACAGTACAACCCCCACCACCACCAGCATAAGTTACTGAGGAACCAGTAATTGAAACACTTGAACCAGAGCCACCACTTCCTGCTGATGTTATTGATGATGCACTTCCCCCTACTGCACCAGCACCGCCACCACCGGCTGCTGCATACTTTCCTTGTTTAGGGTCATATGTGCCTGTGCCACCATTTCTTCCTTGCCCAGAAGTGCCTGTGCCACCACTACCGCCAGAACCACCCCCACCGCCTCCAGAACCACCAGTTTTTCCAGCGGTGGCTATTGAATAATTTCCACCACCACCACCGCCGACTAATGTAGTTCCAGTAATTCCAATAGAAATATCACCATTATTTCCTCTTTGTGAAGTGGTCACAGCAGCACCGCCGCCTCCGACAGTAATTGTGTAAGTTGTTGCCGTTACAGCCTGTCCCGTTGTATAAATCAACCCACCAGCACCACCACCACCTCCAATTTCTCTACCACCACCAGCACCGCCAGCAACAGCTAAAACATCAACAGCCGCACCATACGTTGGGTCACCACCTAGCGAATTAACAATAAATTCACCAGAGCCAGTAAATTTAACTACTTGAAAGTCACCATCAGTTGTAATGGTAGGACTGCCCGTTGTGGACACATCCATAAACGCTGGGCCAAACGACCTTTGGTTTTGGAATACAGCCTGTAGTGCGCCACTCATGTCAAACCACTCCCGCTAATAAGCCAAGATGTTGAGGTGATCTTAATGCAGGTTGCTGATCCGTTTGTCGCCAAAGTTCGTGAACCTGTTGTACCGGCGGAAGATAAAACCAATGTGTCTGTTGTGATGGCAATCGTGACGTTTGCCACGGCCATGTTGATAAATGTAAGTGCTGTACCGAGGGGGTAGGCCACAGAACTGTTGGCAGGGATTGTGAATGTCCTTGCGTTGTTGTCACCAACTGGGTGAAAGATGTGTTTGCCTGAATCAGCAAGAACCAGTGTGTAATCTGCGCTTTTACTGTTCTGTGGGATGTTCCTAAAACCAACAGCGTCAGTTCCATCCACTGTACAAGCACTTAGCGTTCCAGATGTTGGAGTTCCCAGTACCGGTGTGGTAAGCGTAGGCACACCTGCTGTGCTAATACTAACCCCAGTGTTACCCGCACCTTGAAGCGTTAATACGCCAGAAGCATCAGCCGTGACAACCGCACCACCAGTTACGTTATCCGCGTTAAGTATTGTTGCCATGTGTTACCCCTTTGGATATTTGTTTTTGACTGCTTGAAGAGTTGCAGCCATGTCAGCAGGGAACACACCTGCGTGGAACAACGCATCAAGTTGATCGCCAATGGCTGGGTATTCTGCGGCTCGGTCGCGTTGATATTTGGTAAGGGCTCTTTCAACTTTATTTGCTTGAGCCTGTGCTTCTTCCGCATCTCTGTGTGCTTCTTCTTCGGCGGTAAACGGAATGTTGCCTTCTGCTGTTGTGTGAAATCTTGCCATGATTATTCCTTAACTGTTTTTCAAGCCGTAAAGTTGAAATTTGCCGGATTGAAAGGTTCCAACATCCCAAAAGAATCTAATACCTGTTAGCGCGGCTGATGACCCTGTAAATGACCCTACACCAATATTTTGATTTAACACTGCCGAGCCATCTCGTCCAACAAGTGTCCACGTTAATGATTTTGATTCATTTGTGG